CGGTAAAACCAGTGGCTCCTATACCTCCACCTGGTCCTTGAACACCAGTGGCTCCTATATCTCCACCAGGCCCTTGAATACCAGTGGCACCTATACCTCCACCTGGTCCTTGAATACCAGTGGCTCCTATATCTCCACCTGGTCCTTGAACACCAGTGGCTCCGGTAAAACCAGTGGCTCCTATACCTCCACCTGGCCCTTGTACACCAGTTGCTCCAATATTACCACCTGGCCCTTGAACACCAGTGGCTCCAATATTACCACCTGGTCCTTGAACACCAGTGGCTCCTATATCTCCACCTGGTCCTTGAACACCAGTGGCACCTATATCTCCACCAGGTCCTTGAACACCAGTGGCTCCAATATTTCCTGTACCTGCTGGTCCTTGTACACCAGTTGCTCCAATACCTCCACTTGGTCCTTGAACACCAGTGGCACCAGTATCTCCTTGTGGACCAACGTTACCAGTAACAACAAACGATATAAGAACATCTTCGTCCATCGTAAATGGCGCATCTTCAGTTGAAGCAATAGGAACAACATCTAAGTCCCACCACCCTGTATTATCATCAAGATCTGTTATCTGAAAAAGTATGAACTCATTAGAGTCTGCCTTTGAAGATATTCTAACATGCCCTTTAGGAATACCTGTAGAAGATTGTATTGTAGCTAAAAAATCAGATATATCAATTCCACTAACACCAAAGTCATTAATTGACATAATAGTCGCCACATTCTGGATTGAATCATTTAAAGAAACATAACTAAAACCTGGATCGACAGTTGCTAATATAGTATTAAATTCGTAATCAAATGTAGCACCACCAAAAGTACCGTCTGCGCCTGTAGCTCCAATATCTCCACTTGGACCTTGAACTCCAGTGGCACCAGTAGCACCAGACCCAGTGGCTCCAATATCTCCCGGAGCACCAAATGGTCCTTGTGGCCCAGTGGCTCCTATATCTCCTTGTGGTCCTTGAACACCAGAACCTGTAGCTCCAATGTTTCCTTGTGGCCCTTGAATACCAGTTGCACCAGTTGCACCAGTTGCACCAGAACCTGTAGCTCCAATGTTTCCTTGTGGTCCTTGAATACCAGTTGCACCAGTCTGTCCAATCAAACCAGCAGACGCTGCATCTACATTAATCCAATTATTACCATCCCATTGTAAAAAATCTGATATTGTAGGGCTTGGTGCATTTACATTCGACAGCATTGTTATTGTAGCTGCATTATTATTAAGAGTTTCTAACCTAATATTTGCTGAATTAAGATTATAGGAAACTGTTTTGGTTAAAGCGTTATATTGTGCAGTTAAAGAATCACCTAAAGTAGTATCAGAGTTAGTGGCAATTAAACCTCTAAAATCCAATGTAGTACCGGTCATACCATCAAATATGTTGATTGCATTAACATTTGTACTAACATTGGCACCTTGGTTTATTTCACCACCTGCTGATGTGTTAATTAATTTAACTGCCTTAACTGTATTATCATATTGTAATTGTACACCTGGCCCTGCTATTAATCTAAAGGTATCATTAGCAATAGTAGATGATAAAGTAAAATCATTGCCTGCTTGTAAGTTAGGTGTTACTCCAGTATAGTTTACAATTATTTTACCGTAACCAAATGAAGCTCCTAATGTTAAATCACCTGTGCCAATACCACCAATAAGATCCCATTCACTAGTATCAAAAATACCTTGCGTAGTTCTTTTGTTTGCTCTCCACCATGCAAGAGCCTCAGACTCGATGCTGGTTCCACCAGTTACATCAGTTACTTCTACTGGATGGTATACAACATGACCTTCTTCATAAGTTCTGTTATCTACCCACGGATTAGCTACTGCTTTAAAGTTTTCATCTACTTCACCGTTTAGAAGCTCTCTTTTAACTTCATTTCTATAGATGATATATTCTTTCAGATTGAATGCCATTTAATCTTATCTTTTTTTATTTATTCAGGTGGTTCATTAATAATAGTAGCATCATCATAAGGAAATTTATCTTCATTATTTCTTGATGTAAATACCTCCCTAAGCTGATGCAAATACCAAGTACCTTGTGACCACCCAGGCTGTGCATAACACGGAGAATATATTCCTGTGGTATAAATTCTAGAAAGTTCATTCCAGTATTTTCGGTAATCCTCAACTGCCCTGTTGATAAAAGCAATCTGCCTATTGGTAAATACGGACCTTTGTGAATTTCTCTGTATGTCAAAAGATGATCCACTAGTAAGTTTAAACTTATCAGTTAAATCTTCCGCTCTATATTCAGTTATAAAATCATAAAGATCACTTTCTCCTAAAAATAATTCAACAGATACTAAATCACCAACTAAACAATTATCAAAAGGTACATAATTACTTTGATAAAATAATTCCATTTCAGGAATTCCAGAAAAATCTGTAAATTCAGTTTTACCACTAGCATCATCATAAAAGCCTAAACGGATTTTTGATACTTCAATTTTGTACTTTTTTAAATAAACAAAAAAGTCTAATGATAATTTAAATGTTAATGCTTCAATGACCAAGAGGCTATACTATTTTTTGTATATATTCAGCTCTTTATTGTGTGGTAGTCATTTACTAGGTTAGAAATTTTACCGTGAGTAACATTACATTGATTAAAAATTTCAAGATGAGCAGTATCCCTATAATCTTGAATCCAATAAACGTGCTTAAATCCTGCATTGACTAAAATCTTAGTACACATTTTACACGGTGACAATGTTAAGAGTATTATGTAATTCTGTGGATCGTATTCTTGGAACTTGGCGATCATATTTACTTCAGCATGAATAAACCCACTTTCACCTGGTGTTAATGAATCTTCCTCTGTTCCGGTTTCTTTATTAGTTTCAGCACCACTATAAGATCCATTATAACCAAAGCTTGCTATTTTACTAAAGTCTTTCTTTAATGCCATACAACCAACTTTAGTTGTAGAAGAATTAGAAAGATCTCTAATACTAAGTAAAATATTTTCAAAGGCGTTTACCTTTAGCTGAAGTCGTCGAAGTTTGGAATCCATTTTTGTTTAATTAATGTAGCTTTCATTTTTACTTCTGGTAATTCTTTATTTAGACTATTTGCAATTTTAATATTTTCTCTATCATCATCAAAGAATTGAAAGTTTCTAAATCCCATTTGAACAAATTTCATAAAGGCTTCCTTTTTCTTTTGGGCAGTAGAGCCAGTAAATCCTAAAGAAGGATCATTAATAGCAAATATGTAATCTGGGTTAATCTTTACTCCATTGTGTGAGAGAAAATCATAGATGAGTTTTGCATCATCTCTTGCTGTAATAATTCCAACAGCTTTACCTTTTGCTATAGTTCTTTTTAAGATGTTAAAAACCCACTCAATAATTTTACCACCTTTAAGGATTTCTAAATCTCTAAAGTCAGAAAAATCAAATTTGTCATGAGGCTTAGTTTTAAAGGTATTGAATTCTTGTGGTGTAAGCTCAATCTCATATCCTGTTTTTGGATTGAAAACTTTAATTTTGCTTTTGGTAACAACTAAAGTATCATCTACATCAAAAACGGTTATGTCTTTTCCTTTGCTATATACTTCAAATAGTTCCATACAATATATATTATTTAATTTCTTTTCTCTTACTACAGGTGAGATATGGAATGGATACATTAACAATCCCTCCCATTCTCATATATGTGTTTTACTACAGGGAACCTTAATGAATATCCACCGTTCTGATTTTGGCTTTCTTCAAAATATTGAACAGTTACTGTTTTACCGATTAGTTCATTATGATTGTTGAGGTAGTGTTCTCTTTGTTCTTTTGAGAATCCAGATCCTACACTTACCTTATTACCTTTATGTTCAATAATGATATTACTTAGGCCTTCCTTTTCAATCTGCTTTCCGTTTTCCGTCCATCTCATGGTGCCGTTAACACATTCCAATACCGTGTATTCAGCATCATGGAATTTTTTAACCTTTAGAAGATTGTGACTTCTCTTACCTTCATACCCGATATTCTTTCTAACCATGATTCCTTCAAATCCTGCCTCTTCAGCTTCTTTAGCCATTTCAGTAAACTGTTCTTCGGTAGTCAATTGAACTTGCGGTAAGAATTCCAACATATCTGAGTTGATATTTTCTGGAATATGATCATATCCGTTGCGGAGTCTTTCGGTAAGCGGTGTATTTCCAATCTTATCGTCAAATTCATCTAAGGTTAAGTAATCAAATACAAAGAATTTAGGATTTTCAATTTGGTGATTCTTCTTTCGGATTTGTTTCATAATTCCTTGGAAGTCTTCATTACCATCTTTATCCACCATACAGATTTCTCCATCTAATATAAAGTCTCCACCTATCTTAGAAATCTCATCGGCAAGTTTACCTAGAGTTTCAAATTCTTTACCGTTCCTTGAGAAGAAGGTAACCGTGTTCATTTCTTTACGGCAGATACAACGGACACCATCCAATTTTCTAGAACCGTACCATTCTCCGCTTTGAAAATCCACTCTCTTAGGGTTGTAGGCATTTGCCAAAGCCACCTTAAAGGTAGGAATAAGATCTGGGTGGATTGCCTTATTGATAGAGGTAGTACCACATCCCATATTCAGATCCCTGTTAAGAATAGAATAAATGATAGTTTCCCATTGTGGCCATTCTTTAACAAAGCGATTTACATTAGCAATTGCAGAGTGGCCAGTACAGACCCTATTTCTAAGATCATCCAATAAGGTAAAGATACTACCGTAAGTATTAGGATGGCCTACAAGATCTGAATTCTTTTTACAATTCTTTGGAGTAACATTATATTTGTAATAAGGATTGTAAGTATAGAAGAAAACTTTTTGAAGAAATTCTCTATCCTCATTCTCCTCAGAATTATCGGCATACTTTTTAAGGGTTGCAATTTTGTGGTTTCCTGAAGAGGAAGAACGCATTTCATCCAAGAAGGATTGTAGATAAGTAAGGTTTGTGTATTCAGTCATATTCCGTTTATTTAATTATATTATAAATATAATAAAAAAAATTGGGAATTGAAAATTTTTCTAGGACTTTTTTCTAAAAGTTATTAACAATCTTTTAGCTGATCTTGGATCTCTTTAAGCTTAGCGCATTTTTCAAAATCTTCCTTTTCTTCAAAATGCTCAATGATTTTATCCAAGCTACTTATTCTTTGCTGGGCTGTCTCTGTATCATATTGTAATACTTGACTAGGAAACATTACAATTACATTATAGCATAAATTCATATACTTATCCCAGCTTTGGTTTTCTAACTGGTCTAATAATGATTTCATAAATTTTTCATCGTCATTAATCATTTTCTATATCTTTCATTTTTCTTATAAGAATTTCCTGCTCCTTGGTTAATTCATTAGGTAAATTAACCAATATGTTTATAAAGAGATCCCCAAGTAAATTAGGATTATTATATGAAGGAAACCCTTTACCTTTTATTCTTAACATAGTTCCATTTTTTACACACTTAGGAATTGTATAAGATATTGTTTTATTAAAAACTTTAACCTCGTGTTTACTACCTAATAAAGCATCATATAAATCTATATGTGTTATTGTATGTAAACCTTTATCATCTAAATAAAAATTAGGATCTTCTTGTATAAGAACTGTTAAAATAAGATCACCATCCTGGTCTCTTGTCATTCCTCTTTGTCCTAGACCCTTAAGTCTCATTCGTTGCCCAGGCTTTA